TGAGTGCTCGCTGAGCAAACACAAAAACCGGCCAGAACATCGAAGCATCGCACGCAGATATATCGAAATTAGACCACTCCAGTCTCCCATTATTACGGACCGCGATGCAGGCATCGTCCGAATAACAAATCATCACCATTCTATACCTAGAAGCCTGAACAGTGAGAGCATCGATTGCGCGATCCAGCTCCGAGGGCATAGGTCCCTCTATGAACGTGAACGCACAGCCTCTGTACTCAAAGAACTCCCCCCCGAAAGCCGCTTTATCATCCGCAGCTAAGGGTCCGTGAACGAAAGCGGAGCTCTCCGAGATCTCCCCTATCGCACGCAACTGCTTATCAGGTGGCAACAACTCGCCTGGTTTTAGTTTGTAATCGACGTACCTCCTTACATCGGAAATCATCCATCCCTTCCTCAAAAACTTCTGTTCCACAGCCTCTCGCAATTTCTTCTTTGGATGCGCAGCATGTATCCACATCTGCTGCAAGCCAAAGTGATCTGGATTCTTCTTGTGCTTCACTACGAACCACTCGATAAATCGATCCAATCCCGCGAGTTTTAAAGTTTCTATTTGGTTCCTGATTAGACTTTGATGGGTGTCCACATCTTTCCTAACTCCAAACAGACGCTTAACTGCAGATGAAACTAATGAGTCCGGCATAAGGGCATGCATTTTAAAGCCGGTACCTAAAGAGCACCCCACTAAAACTGGATCTTCTTTGAATGTCGTCCGAGGCTCTTCTGTGAAATGGAACGAGTTAACCAAAGACCTCCCGTCTCCCGGCTTCACTACGTCCAAAAACACACCCCCTCGAGACCTAAATCCATTGAGATCCCAGTCGAACCTTGTGGTGCACAAGATTCCACCTCCTATCGGATAGTGTAAGGCGCAGTTGGTTTGGCGTGGTAGATCCCGGGTTCCCATAGCCCGCGCGCCCAGCCCTCTGCTGAAAATTTAGAATCTGATAGGTTGGGGTCACGTCCATAGCGGCCCGCTTTATCTTCAACTCCTCCAAATTCTTGAGATGCGCATAATGCTTTGCGCAAGCATATATGTAACCATGCCATCTCATGGTATAATGCTTATCATCAAGTTTGGGCCAATTTGAGTCATCTGACAAAACAGTACGGACGTTACCCGGAATGGTTAATCCCGCGTTATAGGAGATCAACCGTTTTTCGACTGTTGTGAGCATCCACCTAGGGTACCTCACTCTTACGGTCCGGTTGAATTTATAACCGGAGAACATATCAAGCCGTCGCAATTTAATATCGACAGCATCAAAGTTGTTGTAATTTTCATAATCAACTTTGGATGACATGCCTAAAGTGGAGATTGGCTTATGGACAGTCGTACCATTCCACCAATAAAACGTGATAGCGCAAGCTAGAACTGCAATTAAGTAGCCCATAAAATCCGCAATCAACGCTTGCCAAAAAGAGATGACCCCCTCCACTAACAAGGCCATCATGACAGCCCAGACTACTAAGATGCATAGGAAATATTTTACCCACACATATGGTTCGTCCTGCCTGTCAGGTATCTCCTCATCCACCCAATAGGCGCCTGTCTTGCTCTTAATCCAACGAGCGATTTTCCTTGCAGCAATGCGACGCGTTTCGAGCGTGCGGCCATACAAGTACTCAGTAATCGCTTCATTGGACAAGGTAGCACACAAGCCGCCCGGTGCACCGATCCAGATAATTCCCGGGCCAGTGAGTCTTGAGCGGTTGATGAAATAACTAGCGCGCATAGTGCCGCGAAAATGGTCGACAGCCTTAGCCACGGCTGCAGAGCGTTTCCACTCCACATCATGGTCATAACCAATAAAACATCCATCGGCACCCACAACCCCTTCAATTAAGTAGATGTTGTAAGCCCCTGACGGTGTAGCTGGGAGAGACTTGCCAGCTTTGAACATAGCTGGCACATTGTAGCCCCCCACGCGCTCAAATTCTGGGCGCGGGCAGTTAACTCCTCGGTGATGGTTTAAGGCGATCGTGTTCTTCACTTTCGTGGCCCACGCCGACACCACAGGATGATACTCCACCAGATTAAACACATGTTGCTCGTAGTGTTCAGCATAGAGCTTCAGTGCTTTTGGAATTTTGTCTGGGGGGCACCTGGCTAGTATGTCGCTTGGGCTCCACGGATTGTAGTGGACTTCAGCTTCAGCATCAGGTGCATCATCTGGCGGCATGGGCGCGCCCCCGGCCTTTTGGTCGACCGGGTTTGTGACTACAGCTTCGTCACCATTGTTTTTCTTATGTCCCCCTTTCTTCTTGTGCTGTACGGGGTTAGCATGCACAGTTTTATTCCGGGCTTCCTTGTGCTTGCGTTTGCGCTCCGCGTTCCCTTCGCCAGGGGATACGAAGCATTTGCCCATTAGTGTTCCGTTCGGACCGCTGCAGGTCTCGCACTCGACGTGGCCCCAGGATAATTGGCACCAAACGAGTTGCTCGACCCGCCGATATCGATCGACGTCACACTGGCATTCGAGGCACATACCATAATCAAGAACTTCTCGACCAACCATGTGGCAGATTTCCTGATCAGAGAAAATCTCCTCGATGCAGTCCTCGGGAATGACATAGCTTAGTCTACATAAGCAATTCATTTCAATCGAGGAGTAAACCACAGTCTCCGAACCGCAAGCGAACTGGTACCTACGAGAAGATCTGATGGTTTCGGGGCCGCGTTGACGGCGGCGTTTTGTGCCCCTTTGAGGTGGAG